GTCACCAGTGTCCTGGGTGCGAGCAATGGGTAAAGCCTGACTGGATAAACATCAAATACGACGAAGCTAAAAACGAAAAAGGCGAATGGAGTTGGGGCGAGCTTGTCAAAAGCGTGCGCCACGAGTGCCCGCACTGCCAACATCAGACTCCCGACACTGTGGCAGCTCGGCGGGCGTTGACGCAGCGGAGTCAGTGGATCTCCGAGGGCAATGACCACGTCGAGGGGCACCGCAGCCGGAGAGTCTCCGCCCAGTCCGTTTGGTGGATCCGGTGGGCAGACCTCGTGATTCAATGGTGCCAAGCTAACGACGCCAAACACCTTGGAGTATACCAGGGCATTAAGGATTTTCGGATGCAGCGACTCGCGCAGCCTTGGGCACTGGAAGCCGAGATGCCAGCGCTCGAGCTTGAGGCGTCAGAGTATTTCGTCAATGAGTGGCAGGACGGCAGACCGTTGGAAGACGAGGCGGCCAGAGTAATGGCTATTGATGTCCAACAGGATCACTACTGGGTGGTAGTCCGATGCTGGCTCAAAAATGGGTACAGCAAACTACTCTGGGCGGGCAAGGTGTTGACGCTGGACCAACTTCGCGAGATCCAGACGCGGCTAAAGATCCCCGACAAGCGCACCATGATGGATGCTGGTAATAGTTTTCATGGGAAAGTCTACGATCAATGCGCCAAGTATGGATGGACAGCGTTAATCGGACGAGCCGAGGATTATTTCACTGTGCGGGGGCAGGATAACAAGCCGGTGAAACGCTACTACTCCGCACCCGATCACGTTGTTGCACCTACCGTACGACTCGCACCGACCGCACAGTTTCCGCAGGGACGCCGAGCGCAGGTATTGTTTTTCCACTGGGCCTCGGATCCGATCAAAGACATCCTCGCTAACCTGCGCAACACTGGCTCCCCGGTGTGGGAGTTTCCGCAGGACGCGCCACCGGAATACGTCCGGCACATGAATTCCGAGCGCAAACGCGCCACCGTGGACAAACGGACTAAGCGCACCAGGCTGCGGTGGACGTTCACCGGCAGACCCAACCACTTGTGGGATTGCGAGGCCATGCAGGTGCTGACGGCGCAGATATTGGGGATCCTACCCGACATGGCGCAGGAGGCACCGCAGGAAACTGTTGACGAGACGCCGGTGGAGGCGTAGATTGAAGGTGTTCTATGTCTTCACCGAACCCTTTAAGGAGCGCTCTCTGCGCTTTTTAGGGCCGCGCCGCTTCTAGTTTCATCCGCACTAGAGGCGGCGTTTTCCTTTACAGAGGCGTCCTTAGTATGGTCCCGAATTACAAGACACTGCTTCGCGTTTTTCTCACGCGCGACATTGCAGAGTTGGAAATGATCCGAGATTCTAAATTTGACATGACACTCTCTGGGAGGTCTAACTTAGTGTCCTCCAGCATTGACGGGGCCGCATTTCAATTTGTTGTTGGAGGCACGCTGACGCCAATTGACGTAGTCATGCTGGCGCAGACTGCCATTGACTACAAACGCGCAGGCATCAATACGCCACAACGCGCCACCCAGGCATTTTTTCTATGAGTCTTCTGGACAAGGTAAAACGCCTATTAGGGGGTAAAACTCCAAAAGTCCAAGCCACGATGGACGGCTACAGACGCCAACGTTTAATTGAAGGCGGAGTCTATGCCCAACCGTTTTGGCAAAACCACACGTCGAGCATCTCCAAGGAGCTTAACGTCTCTGAGTGGCGGACACTCAACAGCGCAGCTCGAAAGTTGTATTGGAACACAGGCGTGGTAAACGCAGCCATTGACCAAAAGTCAATGCTCTCGGTTGGTGCCGCCATGCGCCCAGTCTTCATGGGGGGCAAGGGAAACGAATCCGCCCGCGCATGGGGCAAAGAGGCAGAAGCCATGCTCTTGGACTGGTTCCAGATTTGCTACGTTGACGGCAAGAATTGGTGGGAAGGGCTGCGACTTGAGAGCACAGCCATTGACCGCGAAGGCGACATGTTGACGGTCCTAACTACGGCTGCCAGTGGCTATCCGCAACTACAGCAGGTGCCATGGCACCAGGTGGGCAGCCGCGAAGAAACTGAGTACGTTCGCGAGGGGCTCTACAAAGGAACGCGCATTTATAACGGCGTTATGCTTAATGGAGCAAACCGCGCAGTGGCTTACCGTGTACTGGGTGCAGCCGCTGACGGATCCGAGGACCGCGATATCCCGGCGCAGTCTGCCATGCTTACCATGGATCCCCGCGAGGTGGATCAGATCCGAGGAATCTCTTCATTTGCTCCTGCTATCCGCGATCTTCTGGCATTCAAAGATCTTGGCGACGACATTCAAGCCGCTTCCAGAATGGCGGCCAAGATTGGACTACTTGTCACCAACCAAGAAGGCATGGCGCAACCCAATGACGCGCTTTTTGCGTTGTCTGATACCGTGCCGCAGAATTGCCCGCCCGGACTGCGGATAACTCCCATGCAGGGAGGCCGTATCGAATACATGCAGGCAGGGGCAGGTGAAAGCATTACACAACTTGAGGCATCAATCCCGACCGAGGCGCAGGACCGCTTGCAAGAGCGCTTGATCCGCAATGCGCTTTTGGCAGCGCAATGGCCGCCTGAGTTTGGCTGGGACATGTCTAAACTCGGGGGCGCATCTGCACGCATCATTTTGGAGCAGGTCAACCGCGTTACTTCTGAGCGGCACGCTTATCTTTCTGGTTTCTGCAAGCGGCGTTGCGCTTACGCGATCGCCAAGTTTATCGAACTTGGAATGCTGCGGCCATACCCCGGACCTGACGCGGCAAAAGGTGGCGCTTATCAGTTCCGTTTTACGGAAACTCCGCGACTGACCGCTGACGCTGGGTACGCTAACCGTGATGCCATCGAAGCTTATCGCGCTGGGATGCGGTCAATGACTGACATTTTGGCAAGTGGATCCAAAACGCTCGAGGAGCATCTCGACGAAGTCGAAAACGAAGAACTGGAGATTCAGAAACGAGTGCAGCGCTCTGGGCTTAGTCGAGATGTTTTCGGAATCCTGACGCCAAACGGAAACCCGCAACTTACTACTCCAAATGAAGTTTAAACGCATCCTCGAGGCCGTCTATGCCCAGCCGTGGAACATCACTCCCGGCGGATACAACGCCGTCAAACGGCTTGTCGAGAATCGACTCAACGGGCATGGCGGTATGGAAGACATGATGGAGATGACCTCTGGCCGCGAGGAAATGGAGATCGATGGCCAAGGAATTGCGCACATTGACGTTTGTGGGACGCTGGTGCGGTACGCGACACCGCTCGAGGCCTGCTGTGGCGCATACTCTTACGAATGGCTTGAAGAGGACATCGAATCCGCAATTGAGGCCGGATGCCGAGGCGTAATGATCGAGTTTGATTCCCCCGGGGGATCCTGCGAAGGCAACGCCGAGTGTGCTGACATCATTCAGGACTTGGCAAAGAGCGTGCCGGTGATGGCGTACTCCGACTCCCAGTGCTGCAGCGCTGCTTACAACCTTGCGGCGTCTTGCTCGATGATCTATGGATCCGTTGGCTCCATTTGGGGCTCAATCTCTACCATCATTCCGTGGGTTGACGAGTCTGCCATGTGGACTGCCGAGGGACTCAAATGGGATCCAGTCACCAACGCCGAGGGCATCCTCAAGGGCGCAGGCATGGGGCCATCGTTGACGCCGGCGCAGCGTGCTAGTCTCCAGCAGCTCGTCCAGGACAGCTTTGAGCTTTTTAAGGCTAACGTAACGCGCAATCGCGCAGTGCCCGATGAGGCTATGACCGGAGCTGCTTACGTTGCACCTCGCGCCATCGGCTACAAATTAATTGATAAAATAGCAACGGAAAAGATTGCATACGACAAACTGGTGAGTATGCTGCGCTAGTCTGTTGTTCATTCGTGCTTGTTTCGCGCCCGGTGGGTATCCCCTGCCGGGCGTTTTGCTTTACGGTGCAGACATAGGTATGGATCTACCATCCAACCTACACGACGCGCTAACAGCGCTCCAAGCAGCCCGCGCAGACGTGGCAGCTCTGGAATCTTTAACCGCTGAACACGCACTCGTCGTGGAGGCACTCTCTGCAAACAAAGCAAAAGTCTCTGAACTTTGCGAGGCCATCACAAAGGCTGACGCAGACCGTTTGGCACTCGCGCAGGAACTGGACGCACTCAAAGCAACGCAGTCAGACGCAGCCGCTAAGGCCAACGTTATCGTTGCATCTCTGGGCGTGGAGCCGGTGGCGATCCAGTCTGAGCAGGCAACCGTTTGTAAATCCTCAAACGAGCTTTGGGCTGAGTATAACAGCCTCTCAATTTACGAGCGCAACGCATTTTACGCGAAGCACAAAAACGTTCTCAGCAAGTAATCAACCCCAACAACCATACTAGTTTATGTCAAACACAATCGCGGGGGTGAACCTCGCTGCAGTAGCTCAAGAATCTCTTCCCGCGTTGCAAAATATCTTTGCACCGCTTAACGCCATCACAGTTGATTTCAGCGCAGACATCTCTGCCGCTGGCGCTTCCGTCACAACTCGCTACCCTGTCAAACCGACGGCGGTGGATCTCTCTGGTGGATACTCTCCCCAGGGCGTAGAGACTGTTGCTAAGACCATCACGCTTTCCAACTTCTTTGGATTCCCTTATGGGTTCAACGACTTGGAACGCTCCAAGTCCGCCATCGATCTCAACCAGCTTTTCGTCGAGCCCGCATTGCAGGCCACCGGCGCTAAAGTGTTTGGTGATCTGTGGAATTTGGTGACATCCAGCAATTTCAACAGCGTTGGCATCAATGCAGGCAACTTTGATCGCAATGATCTTGCCGACCTGCGCGCCACGCTGAACCTCGCCGGAGCACCTCAGCAGGGCCGCGCGGTGGTTCTCAACCCCAGTTATTTTGCCTCCTTGGTGAAGTCGCTGAACAGCGCTGAATTCCCCGGCTTCATCCGCGAAAAAACGGAAGGATACATTCCTCGCGTTGCCGGCTTTGATGTCTATGAGTCCGACCTTGCAGACGCCAACGGCCAAGGCTTGGGTGGCTTTGTGTTCCACAAGTCCGCGTTGTTGATGGCGGCCCGCCGTGTTGACGCTTCTGGCGCAGCGCAGATGGGGACTGAGATCGCTGACGTTGTTGTTCCCGGATTGAATCTGCCCGTGCAGTTCCGCCGCTTCTACGACAACCTAAGTGCGCAGCTCGTGTTTAGCTTCTCCTGCCTCTATGGAATGACCCCGGGACGCACCGAAATGGGCATCCGCATTGTCGCTGAGTAATTAATCCGCACATGGAGCGGGTAGCTGCAATGGCTGCCCGCTCCTTTGCACATCTATTATATGGCAAAACCGCTCACAGTAATCATTCAGAATCAAGCCATTGTCGCTACGTTTACGGACTACGACATGGCAGTAAAAGAGTTTCGCGCAATGTCGCCGGATTCTGGCGAACTTAGCCTGCACATCCTCAACCGCCCGGATCGCCAAAAAGGCAAACCGCTTGTTGTCAAAGACGTGCAGCCGGCACCGCAACCGGCACCAAAACGCAACCGCGAAAGATTGATCTAATGTCAGATTGGCGCGACATTACTAACGCAGCAATGGGTGACGCTCTCGGCTATATGCAGGCCGATAGCGTAACTTATGAGGGCGTTACTGTTGATTGCGTTGCTAACGAGAAGACTTCCGATTTGTTGGCTATGGGTGGCTACGAACAGCACTTTGCAGGCTTTGTGCGAGTACGTAGAGAAGGCTTTCCCGAGCCGGTAAAAGGCGTGCGTATTACCGTCAATGGCACCGAGCGGCGCATCACGTCATGGGATGAGGATCCCATCTCTTGGAAGATTTACCTGGAGGATATCTCGCGATGATTGATGGCATCCTTGCGCAGGCAATTGCGGCGTCACTTCGCACGGAATTTTCCAACGTCTATGTGGGCATTCCGCAGGATGACGCGAGCATTACAATGCCTGCGCTGTTGATGCAACTGCGCTCTGATTTTGTGGTCGGATCAACACTTGAACGCGGCACGCTGACAATCAATGTTTGTTCGCAGGCCGACGACACAACGCCGGCAGAGCACGCTCAATTTTGCTTAGATGTCGCCACTTTTATGAGGACGCTTTCGATCACATCTGACGTTGTGCAGTTGGATGGACTAGTAACCGCAAGCGCTGACGAGCAGCACGCTGAGCGTCACTGGCAAACGCCTCTCGTTTACACAATTGGTTTTTCACCAAAATCTTAAAATATTATGCCAACATTTGGAGCAGCATCACTCGGGGGCACAGTCCCATCAGGCTATCTGCAAGAATCCTCAAAAGAGGTAACCGTGGAACTTGCAACTATTCGCGGCGCAACTGGCCCAATTGCAGAGGCTTCAGTTAAGCCGCGATCGATCACAACGACCATTTGCAAATCCAAAGGAGACGCCACTTTTGTTGCTGTCCACGGCATTGGAGCTTTTACGAGCGCTGTTACGTCCGCAAAGGTTTCTCAAACCAACGACGACTATTCCACCTCTGAAGCAACACTTACCACATACGCCTAATTATGAGCACTTTCGGAGTTACTTTTATTTCTGGCGGCGGTTACGTTGAATCTGTTGACGTAGAAAAAAAGGCTGAGACTAAACAGCTTTTGACATCAGACGGTCATCATGGCCAGGCGTATTCTTTCGACACCATTTTTACGTTTAGCGCTCGAGGAAAGGGAGACAACCCCTACACGGCAGGCGCTGGTGATGCGGGTCTTCCTGTAACGGGTGCCTCGTTTATCACGTCTTCTAAGACGACTACAAAAAACGACGACTGGCAGGGATGGGAAATCTCTGGAACGTCTTACGCGCACGCCTAATCCGCGCCGCAATTCCTTCTAATATATGGACCAAGGAAAAGCATACACATGGCTAATAGATGACAAGGATCCCGCTAAAAGCGGAAACACCGACCTCGTCATGGCATGGCATACAATGGGCGGCAAACTCGCCCCAAGACCTTTTGAAAAGGTTGAAGAGGATGGCAAGCCGCGCATCACTTGGGTCGTGGAAGTATCGACGCCGGCTGACAAAAACGGTGACAGCGTTAAATTTGAGGAGTTCAAAAAACGCTGGGAGGATCTCGAGTGGTGCAAGGCTAACGATTGGCATCCAATTGCGATCATGCGGGCATTCCGGGACAACTGCCGCGACGGCAAACGCTGGGCTCGAGAACAGGCAACAGGGATATGCAAAACCAAAGGTAACTCT